CCACTGCTTTGGATTGGTCGGCCTGGTTGACGCCGTCAAACAAAATCCTGGCGATAATGCTGGAGTTAGTACCGCCTGCGACTTTGCTGCTGGTCATGCTGCCGTAGCTGTAGTCGAGTTTTAGCGATTGCGCGTCAGTAATGGTGCCGCCGATAATCTTGATTAATCCCAGATCAGGGTCGGTGATTTCATAATCGGTATCTAACGCGTAAGTCGGCGTACTGATCGAATGAGTCAACACCACATTACTGATTTTGCGTTTGGCTGTTTTAATGATGAGGCCTTGATAGGCGATAACGACCTCATCGGTGACGGTACCGCCGGTCACTGATACATTAGAGGTATCACCCAGGAACACCAAGGCCAGATTGTCTTTATCCAAATCGTCCAGTGAAATATTGACCTCACCAGGTTTTTTGATGAACACCGTATTGAGCGCGGAACCATAATTGCCCCGGTCTTTTGATACCCGCTCCTTTTTTTCGGTATTTTCTTTGATTTCAAACTTAGTGGCATTACCGATGTATTTAAAACCTCTGTAAACGCCACCGACTTTGCGATCGATATAAATGCGGCCTGAGCCTAAAAAACCTGACATAACGTACTCCTAAATGACGTTCGTATTAAATAACGCCCAGCTCTTTCAGAGACTTGGCTTGTTGTTCCGTGATTTCGATTTCGACGCCCGTCTTAACGGCCGCTTCGTCATAGTCGACACTTGCGTGGGTGTGCGGCTTTTTCAGTTTGACTTTGACGCGTTTGAGTTTATTAACTTCACTTTCCGGTTCGATATCCATGTTCATCTCCTGATGATTGATAACTGCATTTCTTTTTCGTGGAAGGGATGCCGGGTGCCGAGGTCGTAAAAAATCGCAACTTCGTCTGCGGCAACGGTAAATTCGGTATCCAGCTTTAACGGTACTAAGGCGCTCATAATCAATTCTTCCAGCTCGTCCAAGCGACTGAGGCCGTCAAAGACATCGTCCGTAATGCCTTGCTCATGCACTCCGACTACCACGCTGGCGGCAATATGGCCGGACGCATTGAATTTGCGCTTGGCCTTGGTCGGTACGTAACAAACAAACGGAAAATCATTAGCGTTGGGAGCGCTCTTGTAGCCGATCAAATGTTTGGCCGGTTTGCCGTAGCGGACCTGCCAATACGCATTAAGCGCCGCATGGGTACTCAGGCGTTGACGTAAGGCTAATAACGCTCCCAGGCTCATGGATTAAACCGGCTGGTTGAAATTGAACGTGAGCGCGGGGATATTGACCGTGTTGCCCGAGGTGATGACCTGGTTACTGGTTTCATCGGTAACGGCAAGCACTAAGTTGTTAGTGTCATCGAGAAGCGCAAAATGCAAATCGTCTCCTGACGTACTTGACGCCGACGCCGTGGGCGATTTAGTCGCCGAGGTAATCTTCCGGCCGTTGCCGCCCTGGTTAGCCAAGGTAAAATCGGCTGACGTTGTGGCTGCGGCAGCAACAATATTGCCTGTCACCGTCGCGTAGGAATTACCGACAGCGAATGCTTTTACCAGGGCCACGCGCTGAGCCGATGTTTTAATCAGCAACGGTCCGCCGTCCAGTACATTAGGGTGTAAATATTTAGCCATATAAACCTCAGAAATTAATTTTATGAAACACTACCGGTATCGGCAGTGGGTGTCGTTGTTGCTTCAATCGCCGAAAGCGCGTGATTTTGCGAAATCGAAGACGTCTCGGCAGCAGGCGTCATCGCGGCACTCAGGACATCAGGATCGGTAGACAGATTTTTGTTATTTGAAAAATAAGCCGCGTTTAACGTGGCGGACGCAGAACCGACGGTTAAGGCGGCCCCGTTCAAATCGATCGCGGCGGATAATGTGCCACTATCACTGGTTGTCATGGTGTGCTGGTAGTGCCACTCGGTTGCCGTGGCTCCGGCTTGCCGTGTCAATGAGTAAGTGGTCGTGTTAATGGTTATAGATAATTTAGGCGGGCCTCCCGCCACTGCTACAGGTTCGATTAGCTGCACAGTAAAGGCCAACACATCGCCGACTAAGTAGCCATCGGGCATCGGACCATGAATGACGCAAGGGACTATAACGGTAACTGGGGCGACAGCCTCCGCCGCATTGCAAACCCGTATAATCGTTTGATAGCCTCCCGCGCTCCGCAAGTTGGGCAAAGCGAATGTGGTTACGCCATCGCCGCCGTGGCTATTGCCCAGCACCGTAAACAGCCCAGGATACTGGCTGACACTGAGCAGCTGCCCGTTGCATACGGCAAAACCATTCGGCACCGTCATGCCCGGCCAGCGGGATACAGCCCCGATCACATTGGTCGCCAAGGCTTGTTCGTTTCCCTGGTCGTCTTGGGTATACAGAGTTTTGTCCGATTTTGAATAGATCGAAACTTTACCCGTGGACGGCGGATTAGGGGCTGTCCCGCTCAGTAATATGATTTGTCCTGTCATTTATAAAACTCCCAAATAACCGTTGACCGTCAAAGTCGCGCTCACATCGAGCGTATCCATCACGATGTACGAGGTGCCTGCGGCAATCGTGGTATCGACGGCGATAATGTTAGAGGTATTGCCCATCGACGTGTTGCGCTGTTCCAATGCCGCGATGTCCACGGCAATGGCCTCGGCTAAATCAATCAGCCTCTGTTGTAAGCTCATGACTTACGCCTTGGCTGCGCTATAGTCGGCGACAAAATCATGATCGAGGTCGCCCAGCGCAGTAATTAACGCCGCCAGATCGGCAGCGCTCGCAGCGCCGATGTTATCCCGCGCTTGAGTTTGCTGCGGCCCCGTAAAGGTCTGCACCGCATCGACCCGGACCCGGTTGCCTAGAGAGTCCGCAATCGTGGCCGCAAAGTTAGGATCGTTCGCCAATGCGGCCGCAAGTTCATTCAGCGTGTCCAACGTCGCAGGAGACGAATCAACCAGCCCGGCAATCGCCGCAGCAATCAGGCTGGCGATCTTGTTTGCAGAGTAGGTCTTGTCGGTCACGCTCGATGCGGCCAGATCGTCAATCAATCCAGTCAAATCAAGGTTATCCAGCGCCGCATCGATCTCATTGATGGCAGCGACCAGGTTACTTTTCGCCGTGGTGGTTAATGCGCTGGTGTCGCCGATTTTGCCGGCATTGGCAGCACCCGCGGCCAATACTTCGTTGACAGCGGCAACCAAGCTGGTTTTAGTGGTGGTATTCAAGCCGGACAACACGCCAATAGCGGTGGTCAATGCTTTAACATCGGTGCCCAAGGCCTGCGCCAGAGCGGTTAAACGTGTTTCCAAACTCATGGTTATTTCCTACTTACTTAGGTTGTAAATCGTGACTAAATCCACATCAAAACTAACTTCACCACCAGGCGGACCGGATAATGACGCCAGCCAAGCCGCCTCATCGCCGACAAATCCATTTAATACCGCCACCTGATAGGCGCTTAGCCCCGGCATGCCAAACTCAGACAACACCGCGACCGTCACACTGCCGCCGCCCCCGATCACCTCAATCGATGAGGCCGCCGCCAGACTCAGCCGGTGTAAGGCCATCACATGGCCGCCTGACACCTCCGCCCCGACATCCGGCAGTGCGGTTAAAGCATGCGTCGTCGATACAACGCCCTGGCCGACAATGGCAATGTCCGACCCCGGCAACGCGGTAAACGCATGCTTCATTCGGTTACCGAGTCCTCAATCAGCATCGTCAAGGTCTGCGTATACCGGTGTACACCCGCGACAGTTTCCTTAATGTCCCAGACCAGCGTACCGACCGGCCATTTCGCCGTTCCGGCCGGGACCGATAGCTCATAATCGCCTGCGTCTTCGTCAATGACTGTAATTGTCAAGTCAGCAATCAGTTTGTCCTTATCGCGTACCTGGCTTTTCAACGTTACGCCGGTGAGCGGCGCCGGGTTGCCGGCATCGTCCAGATACTGACCGTGCAACACCAAGGTTGTGCCGCGTTTGAACTTGATCCCGTTCATGCACTAACCGCGCCCAATCCTGACATTGCCGAAGCCGGAACCCGCCTTGATTGTTAGCCCCAGAGATTCACGGGTAATGCCTTTGGCGATAGCTTCCGCAATGATGCGATATTGCCTGGCTTTATCGATCAGCGGCGAGTTGTCGGTAATCGCACCTTCAACCGATGCCAACTGTATGGCCCAGGTTGCGGCCAGCTTGGTCAGCGCGGCATTGGGCAAGGCCACGCCGACCGGATCGATACCCCGCGCCCATAATTCGCTGTCGACGTAGACGTCGGCGGCATCCAGGTGCGTCTCGGTTACCGTGATTGACGGATCGGTACAATCGGTTAATTGCGCATATTTAGCCATGTTGATTAGCCATCGTATGAGCCAAGACCGACATCGCGGCCGCTTGCATGTTGTCCACTCGGTTGTCCCTATCAGCAAAAAAGAAAGGGTGCGCTTTACTCCCTGGGTGGTTAATGACTCGGGCAAAACCGAAACCGGCACCGCCTCCGACAGGAAAGCGCAAGGCTTTGCGGTCCTTCGGTCTGATGACATGCGGCTGGGTGCCATCCTCAACATACATGGCGTAATCGGCATTGACATAAACCGTGGCCGAGCCGTTGCCGTTAGGATGCCAACCGATAGATTGTTCAAGCTGCCCGTTACGCGTCGTAAAGGCATGCCCGGCATGAATCCAGTCCAGCGTGTCGTCGGTGTAGCGCTCGGCGGCCGCGTTAACAATCCGCTGCGCCAGTTGCGGATCGCTAAATGCCGCCAGCACCGACGGCACATTGCCCAGGTCGAGACGAATGTCCATTAGCTTTTCTGGCCGTCAGCTGTGTCCGATGCAGCCGCAGACGTTGATGCATCAGGGCTATCAGCCGTTTTCTCATTCCTTTTACCTTTTTTGACGGACTTGGCGTTGTCGCTGTCTTCAGTACCGGTTTTTTGTTGGGCTGCGGCTTCCCGCCGCGCCCGATTAAATGCTGTCAATCCCATACGTCACCTATGCAAGTTTGTGTTTGAACTGCACGATGCGGATTTTCTTGTTCTCGTACACGCGCTCCCAATTGGTGCCGGTCGCCAGTTCGGTACGGCTTGGAAAGTCGCCGGCCGACGTTCCCTTCCATTTAATACCGCGCGGATGCAGGATAAAGCGCCGACGGTACGTAGCCACGGTGTCGCCGGCCAAAATATCGCGGTCGGTCTCAATGTCGCTTTCGCCAATGGTGTCCTGTTTAAAACCAACAGCGCCAGGACCAAAAATATACGAGGTATAAGTGCCTGACGAGACCGGCAGGCCGTCATCCACGATGACGACTTTGTCTTGATAACGGCCAATCCGTTGACTCTTGTCAGCCGTGGTTTCGTAGACAATCATTTGTTGTTTGGCCAAGTACGTCTCGGTGGCCGAATGCATAGCCACCGCCGACACGCCGTCTTTGGCATCGCCCAGCAATTGGCAAGCATCCAGAAACGTATTTTGATTGATTGCGCGAACCGCTTCCGAAGCACCGCCGGAAATATCCGAGACGTTGCCGGCCATCGACGCGGCAGCGAATGCGCCGGCTAACATATTAATTAGCTCTTTTTGCGATTGGCGCATTTGATAGCTGTCGATCAACTCCATGATCGCCCTGAGCGGATCGGCGCCGGATAACACCTTGGCCAGATCGTTGACACTAAAGGCACGACCGCGACCAATCACCGCCGCGACATCTTTCGCGGCGCCAATGTTGCCGACAGTCAACGCATCAGTGCCGCTTAGATTCTCTTCATCGCCGGTCAAGTCGTCAAAAAACGGCAGGTTGACCGTGCCGCCGCCACTGGGCAAGGTAAGGTCGGTCAGCGCGCCGACAATGCCGCTCGCCCACATGGCGACTTTAACAGCGGTCGGGTTGACCTGGTAAGCTGCCCAGTTTTCAGGCGTCAACAAGTTTGCAATAGTGGTTTTTGCCATGATCGATTCCTAATTAGTGGCCGGCAGCCGCTTTAAATTGCGCGGCCAGGGTTGGATTTGTTTTGTTGAGGTTGACTTGCTCGGTCAAATTCCAATGCTCTTTCGACCAAGGATTTTTCGCCGCGCTACCGGCATTGGGCGGCGCGCCAGAACCGGTGTCGCCTTGGGCCTTGGCTAAAAACGGCCGTTCTTCAAGCAATGCTTTAACCGCGTCGGCAACGGGTTTGCCGTCGATGGTGACATTATCGTTGTCATCAACTTTGGCACGGACGGCTAACAGCTCTTTAATCGTGGCCGGATCGACTGCTTCGGTCGCCGCTGCCAGCAGTGCATGAGCGACAGCCATTTTCTCGTACTTGCCTTGCCATTTTTTTGCGTCAGCATCTCTAGCGTCTGCCAGCTCTTGCAGCCTGCCCTGTGCTTTAAGATTTGCCTCAGTCAGCGCCTTTAAGTCGCTGTGTCCGGTTGCTGCTTTCAATTGCCCGGCAAAATCAGCTTGTTGCTGAGCCAGCGCGGCATTGATTTGCGCCTGTACATCAACCGCACCCGAAGCCGGAGCACCGGCTTCGGGAGTGACAGTAGAGGTAGGGGTATTCTGGGGTGCTCCGCCAGCGGCTTGATCGGGCTCGGCGTTGAATAATTTATGACTGGGTCTGAACATGCTCGAAATCCTGTACAAAGGAAAAAATAAATTTCCAGCACAGGTTACCGGGTGATGAAGTTGGAAGTAATGCGAAGGGCTTCGCAGTAGGATGAAGGGATAATTTAGAGAACGACTAAAAAGACCGGCTGAAAATCAGCCTAAAAGCAACGAGAAGGCCCGTTAAATGGGTGTTAACTTTTTTTAGAATACAACGACAGCGCTTGAGGTGCTTTTGAGGCTTAAATGAGCTTATTTTAAGTTTCTCGTTTTAATCATATTTTGTAGGTTGGCTGACGCAAGGAAGCCCAACACTTTAAAGCTTCGGTCCGTTGGGCTTCGTGCCTCAGCCCAACCTACATTTTTTGTTTAAGCCGCTTTTGACTGCAACAGTTGGTTGGTATCGAAGTTATCCAAGCCGATTTCTTCCAACGGTACATCCCACACTTCGGCTTCCGATATGGCGGCCTCGATCAAGTCGTAACACAAAGCCGCCTCGTTGCTGCCGGGACTCTCCATCCCTCGGGCTTTGGCTATTTCAATCACGGTGTTCAGTATCAATGCGTATTTAGTTTGCTGGGTCATGTTTGCGCTCCCTTAAAATGCCTGTGAGTATGGTGATTTGTTCTTGCTGACGCTGAATGTCTTGCGGCCATTTTCGTTCAATTAAGTTCCGTTGTCTATCGGGATGAAAGCTTGTAAAGCCGGGGATTTTGGTAGTCGGGTCGCTAATCCAAAGCCGGTGTTTATCGATCTGCTTTTGTAGCGATTTTATGCCTTTTTCCAGCTCGGCGTCGGTTAATTCCTGAGATTTCAAATACCAGCCGTGATGCGCGCCGCCTTTATGCCGGGCAGCTTCAAACGGAGATTGCGCCTTCAGGGCTTTATGCGTTACCAGCCCCAAACCGTCGGACCTTATCAAGTCATTCAACGGCACGCCGGCCTGCAAAGCGCTTTGCGCCCAGTTCGGCAACAAGGTTTGCCGCTGCCCGGGCGTGGCGTTTTTGACAAATTCGGCGTAATTTTTCGAGCCTTTCTGTTTGATCGGCGTCACCCTGGGGACCAACAGGCACATACAATGGGGGTGAGCTTTGTGCTGCGGCACCGTATCCCTGGTGAACACACCCTTGCCAAGCCCCATTTCGATATTGGCGTAATAATCGCAAATATCCGTAGTCGGGTGGCTGGACGATAAGCGCCACTGGAAGCCGATGACCGATTCATCGCCCTCGACCGAGGCAATCACCGCGTTGTGTGCGGCGTCCGCCATCTCGGTTCTAGCAATGCGTTTTAGGTTGTACAGTTGCTTGTCGTACACCCACCATTTGACGGCCTTGTCGACTAATGCCTCGGAACCTTTGTCGACGGCGGCCTTGATTTGCTTTAACACCTGCTCGGCGGCGGAGCGGGAACCCGTGCTTTTGAGCATCGCTATACGCTCTTCCGCTTCGCCG